TCAACCGTGTTAATTGTTGCTTTACCTGTTGGAAACTCTTTAATAATAAGTTGACCAGGTAATTCAGGTACAATTTCTTCAATTTTACTTCGGTTTTGAGTAATCTTATCTACTGGGATTTTGGAGAAGAAAGCATCATAACGACGACCTACATAAGCTTCACCTAATTCAAGTGTGTAATGCAATACGTTAAAACCTAAACGAACAGCATAACCACCTAGTGCAATTAAAGACCACGATTTACCACCTCCTGGATTACCAAATATGAGACCAAAATCTCCATTTCCCAATCCACCTTGTAAAAGGTCGTTAATTCGATCCCAAGGTGTCGGTACAATTGTTCTGTGATCTTCTCTGTAACGCGATTCAACATCTTTGTTATATTCATGTCCTACATTTTTATCTTGTCCGGCTTTTAAAGCATTTTCAACCATTGACTTAATCGAATCGTAATCACCAGCTTTTAACAAATCAACACTACTTAAAAGTGCTTGTTTTAATTGTTGGTTCTTACAAAATGTTGAAAATTCTTCTCTTACATATTCTAAATCATCTGCTGATGCTTCATATGCTTCTCTAAGTTGTTCTCTAATAGATACTTTAAGTACTTCATTTGTTACTTTTTTAAGTTCTACTTTTATAACATCCATTGAGGGAGTTGTATGGTATTTGTCATAATACCTTAGGATTTCTTTAATAATCCATTTATGTGCTTGGTTATCCCAATATTCCTCACTAATAATATCATGAATGTTTGTTAAAAACTCTTTATGAGTTAACAATGCTGATATTACTTTAATTTGGAATGCGGGACCATACTGGTTTAAACTTATTAGTGTCATTTATTATAACTTTAATTTTTCAAAAACATCTTTTATCCAAAACTCTACATTCCTAATCATACCACCTAATTTGTCTTCATTATAAAATGATACGAACTGGTCAGGAATATAATTTAATTCTTTTGATTCTACAACCCTATTTAAATAATTTTTATCATTCTCATCTAACATAGGATTTGATAAATCCATAATTTTATAATTTTTCTCTAATGCTTCAATATCTTGAATTATACGAGCATAAACTACGTGTTCTTTAAATTTACCTTCACAAATGTTATAAACATCATCTAATGATAATTCTCGTTCTTTTAACTCGGGGAATAGTTTATATAACTTTTTTTCACCTAAACCTTTAACACCTTTAACTTTATCAGAATTATCACCCATAAGTGTTTTATAAATGATAAAATTTGCAGGAGACATATTAAACTTTTCTCTAATTACTTCTTCAGTATAAAATTCTTTTTCCATTGGCCTATAAACAATAACATTTCTGTTTACAAGTTGTAGGAAATCTTTATCTGAGGAAACAATAAATACTTTATCTTGTTCCTTTTGGGGTACAATTTTACTTAGATAAGCAATAATATCATCTGCTTCTACTTTATCAATTGATACAGTTTTAACAGGTAAAGTTTTTAAATACTGAATGATACGAACAATTTGATCTATTTTAGCATCATCTTCATCATCATGAGTATCAAACACTTCCCAATTAGTAATACGTTGTAAATTTCTACCTGATTTGTATTCGGGGAGCAGGTTTTTTCTATTATTAGATGAACCTGCCCCATCGAATACTACATAAACACTAGTGGGTTGAATTTGACGTATTAAAGCACCCAATGAGCGAAAGAATCCACCTAAGCCCCCGACGTGAATTCCATCAGGGTTTACAGCATTAAGCATTGCAAAGTTTCTAAAAAATAGATTTAAACCATCTATCATTAAAACCCTTTGTCCTTCTACAGTCTCTTCTCCTTGCTCTTCAACACTGTCGAGGAGCTTAAGTAAATCTTTCTTATTCATATTTTATTCTGGTTCGTTAGTGTGAATTTCAATATCAGTATATTCCTGATCTTCTTCAATAATGTTGAAATCTACACCCCCCAAGATAGCTTTCCAAGCAGCAGCATGAGAATCTTTATAAATTTTCAATGCTTTATCTGTATCCTCAATAAAGCCATGTGGGGTCATTACAATTTTACCTCTTGTAGTAACACCATTAATGTGATTTTTATCAATCTGAATGTTAGTACGTTTAGCAAATTCTACCTGTTTGCCATCTTTAATTGCTTTAATTTTAGATGTACCGGCAGACATAACATTACCAAAGGTTACAACAAATGTTGAATCAAACCACATAGCGTATCCTCCTTTGTTCATCAACTTAGGTTGACCCATTGGAGATTCCGGTTTTAGAGTCCATACCTTATTAATACACACAAGGGTATTGGTATATGGGTTACTCTCCTTACGAGACATTACAATACGCTGATTAACGTTATTACCAAATTGAGTAGACATAGCACCAGCGTTCCATTCATTGTTGTTCTTATTTGAACGAATAGACAATTCACAAGGAACTGAACCAATTGAATCCCACAAGAATAACAAATCATAAGGTAAATTACCTTTTTTCTGCTCATCAAGTAAATCCAAAATAAACGCTGCTACGTCTTCAATTGTGTTAATTGTTTCACGATCCACATAAATAAAACTTCCATTGTAATCTACAATTTCACCAGTTTCTTCATTTACAACCTCATTAACTTCAAGGCCCATTTGAACAGCATGTTCCCAGTTCCACTTCATCTCAGTGATAATGAATACTGGTAGAATGCCTCGCTTCTGGGCTGATACGGCTGCTTCAATCAAAGCAGTTGTTTTACCCGTATCAGAATGCCCACGAAGCAGCACAATATGGCCTTGAGGAATACCTGGTACTGAAGTAACTTCTTGGAATGCTTCCGAAAGTGGAATCCAGGTTTGCTCTTTAAATTTAGCTTTTGATGTCAGTCCTTTCTTATTCTTAAAGCTATCTAAGTTAAAATTTGCTTTAATTTCTGAGGAGACTGCCTCCGATAGGGACTGTTTTGTTTTTCCTCTTGGCATATTGTTTTAATTAAAATGGTAAATCGTCTTCCTCTTCACCAAACAAATCATCAAATTGTTCTGTTTTGGTTTTTTTAGGAGTTGCTGATAAGCTATAATTTGATTTTGGGGTCTCTTTAAGATCTGAATCAAAATCTTCAGCTGGTTCTGAGACAATGTCTCCTTCTTCTTCAGAATCTTCAGGTGACAACCATTCTTGAAGTGCTTCTTTCATTTCATCATAAGAAAGTGGTTTAAATACTTTCATAGGATCAGCTTGATTTTCAAGCAATGATTTAAGCAAATCTTCATCATCAGTCAAATTTGAAGTCTTCATAGAAGGACCAATTGATGTTTTGTTGTAAGGAGTACCTGTAACTTCAGGACCTACAGTCGTCAATTTAATATCACGACCTGAAATAATGTCTGTGAAATCACCTACTTCTTCATCAGCAGCCATATTTAGGAATTCTTGGTAAATTTCTTTACCGAATTGCCACAATTTAACTCCTTCAGATTCTTCACCACGAACTACGATAGGAGCAAAGATACGAACTTTAGCATCAAGCTTTTTAGCTAAACGCCAGTTTTCTTTATCGTTTGTACCACGAAGTTTCTTAGCAAACTCTTGAATAGGGTCCTTTTCACCCCAATTCATAGGGGAAGACATTACTCGCTTACTACCAATACCGTAGTAAAACATCATTTCAGAGAATGGGTTTGACTTGTTGTACTTAGAAGGCACAACACGAATTACCTGTTTACCAATTGAAGGTTTCCAAAAGAGGTTTTTATTACCTCCACCGCCACTGTTTGTTGATTGCTTGTTCAGGGCATCCAAGCGCTTTTTGATTACGTCTAAATCCATAATGTAACTAATTTTTAATGTAACTAAATATAATAACCTTTGGTATGAATACCAAATTAAAGTTCAATAATTTTATAAATCTTGGTTTTTAATTGTTTTAATTCATCGTGCTGAGTGAGTAGAATGGTATTTTTATAATGTTGCCATTCAATAGGGAATCGAGTATCAACTACACCACCATTCAAACGCTTAATTAATTCATTTAAAGCATTAATGGTATAAAGTGTATTAGATTCCTTTTTACGGTGAACTAAAATTGTATTTGGTGGGATCTCAGAAAGGTTGCCTTGGTCAATGTTGTAAGTACACACATACTCATCATTGCTCTTAACATGCAACACAAATATTTTATTGTACATCACTTTATACTTAGAGGTAATCCCGTAAATTAGCTCATCTAAGTCCTCAAGTTTAGTGAATGTACAAAACAGTTTATTATTCAAATCTTGTATATTTAAAGTAGAAAATTCATTAAAGTCATCTACCATATACATATTATCTGTCTTATCTAAAGTCATAATTGTCTCCATAACTGTATTTTACCTGTAACCTGTGTTTTTTAAAAACTTCTAATATTTCTTTTATAACTTGTTTCTCATTTTTATCAAGGTCAAGCAAAAAACTATCATAGGTATATAATACCAATTTAGTGTTTTTACCTTTTAATAACCTAAATATTTCCCATAATATACGAACATTTGTAGCTGTCTCCAAGTTTTGAAGTACGTAATTCAATAGTTTTTGAGGTTTCATATCTTCCAAATTCCACTCGGCAAAAATATGCCCCGAAATAGGGGACT